CGCGGCTTCATCGGCTAGTGCCGCTTCGACATCCGCAAGCAATGCTTCGACATCTGCAACAAATGCAGCGTCCAGCGCATCGAGTGCGGCGAGCTCCGCGTCCAGCGTGACATCTGGCGTGACCACCGCCAGCGAATGGGCGACCAAGACCACCGGCCTGGTGTCCAGCACCGACTACTCTGCCAAGGCATGGTCGATCGGCGGCACCGGAGTGACGAACGGATCTGGTGCGGCCAAAGAGTGGGCGACCAAAACCAGCGGCACGGTAGACGGCACCGACTACTCTGCCAAGTATTACTCGCAGCAGGCGTCAACGTCGGCGGGCAATGCGTCAAGCAGCGCATCGGCTGCCAGCAGCTCGGCCAGTGCGGCAAGCACATCGGCGTCAAATGCCAGCACGTCAGCAAGCAACGCCTCGAGCTCGGCATCGTCGGCCTCGACATCGGCGAGCAACGCATCGACCAGTGCGACCAACGCAGCAAACTCTGCGAGCTCGGCAAGCACCAGCGCAACCAATGCTGCGACCAGCGCAAGCAACGCGGCGACATCTGAAACCAATGCAGCAGCGTCGGCATCTGCGGCAGCTGCAAGCTATGACAGCTTTGATGATCGGTACCTGGGCGCGAAGTCGAGCAACCCGTCGGTCGACAACGACGGCAATGCGCTGCTGACAGGCGCGATCTACTTCAACAGCGTGGCCAATGAGATGCGGGCTTGGAACGGCTCGGCCTGGCAGACCATCGCAACCCTGCCAGACTTGATGCTCGAGTACGAGTTCACCGCAACTGCCGGCCAGACTAGCTACACGTTCACTGGTGGCTACCGGGTCGGGTATGTGTATGTCTGGGTCAACGGCGTGATGCTGTCGGATGCCGACATCACTGCAACCAACGGCAGCACGATCACGTTTAACAACGCGCTGACGCTGAACGATGAAGTGCGCGTGATGACATTCAAGGGTGTCGCATCGGTTACCGCAGCTGATGTCGGCGCATTGCCTCTAAGTGGCGGCACGATGACTGGGAACATCACTTTCAACGGTGGCCAGACCTTCCCAGGTACGGCAACGACCGGTAAGGCCATCGCAATGACAATTGTTTTTGGAGGTTAATCATGGCAGCTCCCAACGTAGTCAACGTCGCCACCATCACCGGGAAGACTGCTGTGCAAGCAGTCGGAACCTCGGCCACGGCTATCGTCAGCAATTCAGCAGCAAGCGGCAAGGTGTTCAAAGTCAACGCGCTGTATGTGTCCAACATTGACGGCACAACAGCATACGAGATCACGGTCGACCTGTTCCGTAGCAGCACCGCGTACAGGCTCGGCAGCACGATCACGGTGCCAGCAGATGCGTCGCTCGATGTCATCAGCAAGTCGATCTACTTGGAAGAAGGCGACAGTCTACGCTTGACAGCCAACACCGCAAGCAAGCTGGAAGCAATCTGCAGCTACGAGGAGATCAGCTAAATGGCTCGCAAAGGAACTGGTGGCGTGCTCGGCGTGGCCAACACGCCGACCACTTCCGTTGCGTCTGGCATCTGGACGCTATTTGAACAAGCTCGCTGGAAGAACGCCAGCGCGTGGCCTGCCGCTCCGACTGTGCCTGGTGCGCCGACAAGCGTGTCTGCAACTGCAGGCAATGCGCAGGCGACCGTCACGTTTACTGCGCCTAGCAACGGCGGCAGCGCGATTACCAGCTACACGGTGACATCCAGCCCCGGGAATATCACAGCATCTGGGTCTGCTTCGCCAATTACGGTTACTGGCCTGACCAATGGCACAGCGTACACGTTCACCGTGACTGCGACCAATGCAGTCGGCACTGGTGCTGCAAGCTCGGCATCGAACAGCGTTACTCCAGCATCAAATCCGTCTGTTGAGTGGCTTGTTGTCGCTGGCGGTGGCGGTGGCGGCGGCGGCACAAATGGCGGTGGTGGTGGTGCCGGTGGATATAGAGTGGGTACGGGTTGGTCGCCAACCCTAGCGACTAATTACACAGCCACAGTTGGCGCTGGCGGTGCAGTAGGAAGCGGTGGAGTTGGCAGCACTGGTTCAGACTCGGTGTTAAACACAGTCACATCAAAAGGTGGTGGCGGTGGCGGGTATGAGTCATCAAAAGCCGGAACAAATGGAGGTTCTGGCGGCGGTGGTTCTGGCGATGGTAATGCTGGAACCGCATTGACCATAACACAGCAAACATCGATGGGAGAAACATCGACCATTCAAGGCTATAAAGGCGGCAAGGGTACAGTCAATTACTCTGGTCATGGTGGTGGTGGTGCTACCGCACAAGGTGTTGACAATACCGCTGATGCTTCAACTGCTGGTGGCGCTGGTGCAACAAATTCTATTTCTGGAACATCAACTGTTTATGCTGCGGGTGGCGGTGGTGCTAGTTATGGAACATCTCCATATTTCTCAAACAATGGGAATGGAACTACAACCGCACCAGCAAACCAAGGCTTTGGTGGGCAAGGTGCAGAGACAAGAAGGTCTATCAATGGAAGTGCTGGCAGCTCTGGTGTGATTGTTTTGAAGTACCAAGACACCTTTACTATTTCAAATCCTGGAGGTGGTTTAACGATGTCAACAACGACATCAGGAGGTTTCAAGATTACAACCATCACCGCAGGCACAGGAAACATTCAGTTGAATTAAGAGGCATTTATGGCTCATTACGCATTCTTAGATCAGAACAACATTGTCACCGAGGTCATCGTCGGCAAAAACGAAGGTGAGGATGGCATTGATTGGGAGCAGCACTACGGCGAGTTTCGCGACCAAGTCTGCAAACGCACCAGCTACAACACAGTGGGCGGTGTGCATACCGGCGGCGGTACACCATTCCGCAAGAACTACGCTGGCATTGGTTATACCTACGACGAGCAGCGCGATGCGTTCATCCCGCCGCAGCCGTATCCAAGCTGGACGCTGAACGAGCAGACCTGCTTATGGGAAGCGCCTGTGGCGATGCATACCGGCGGCGGCAGATACTCATGGAACGAGTCAACGCAGACTTGGGATGCTGTTGAATAGTTATGGAAGACTTAATCACAAAGATTGCCGTGGGCATTGGCGGTATCGGCGCTGGTGCATGGGCGATGTACCAGAAGGTCAAGGTTGACAACCGTAACAACCATGCGGCTGACGTTACTGGTGCCGCTTGGGAGCAGGTGGTTGTCACCTTGCGTGAGGAAGTCGAGCGCCTGTCGCAGCGGCTGGCTGCTGTCGAAGAGCAGAACCGCAAGTGCGAGGAAGCGAACGATGCCTTGCGCGAAGAGATCATTGCCATGAAGAAGCAGCTGCACTTGTTCTGATATGTGGATCCGCTAACCCTACTTGCTGCTGCAAATGCTGCAGTCTCTGCAGTCAAGGCGGGATGCAAACTCTACAAGGACATCAAGGGCGCAGCCGGTGAGGTCAAGGATGTACTAGATGATCTGAAGACGCAGTATGACAAGGTGACGGGTGGCAATCCGACACCAGCGCAGAAAGCGCAATACGTCGCTGAAGTGCAGCGAGTGCAGGAGATTGCCAAGGCTGATCCAAATGATGTGTTCTTGAAGATTGGTAATGACCTGGGTGTGCTGATTGATGAGTACGACAAAATTGGCAAGGTGTTCATCCAGCAGGAAGCAGAGGCAAAAGTTATCTATACCGGCGGCGAGTCTGTCGGCAAGCGTGCTCTGCACAGGGTGATCGTTCGTGCCAGGCTCGATGCCATGCTGGCAGAGCTGCGCGAAACCATGGTGTACCAAGCGCCCAAAGAGCTGGGCGACCTGTGGTCGAAGTATGAAAAGATGTGGCAGCAGATAGTGGCTGAACAAGAAGAGGCGCAAAAAAAAGAAACAGCGCGTCTACAAACTGAGGCGCTGTATAAACGCAGGATGGCAAGGATCAGACGGGAATATGCAACATGGTATGGCGCAATCCTTTTCGTCGTGGTGTGGCTCCTCGCCCTGCTGTACCTGTTAAGGACGAGTCAGACGTATCAATCATTGTCGTTTTATGTGTGGCAATAATGGCGCTGGTTCTGGTGATTGCAATCCCTGTGCTCGGCGTGATGTACATGGACATGTGGAATGCAACAAACGCAGCGGTGTTTGAAGTCAAGAAGATGAAACAATTGAGGCGTGAAATACAGGAAGAGCGGAGGCAAGGCAATGCTTACGGAAAGCCAACTGAAGCAGCTGATACCAGGGAATAAGTATGTGTCCTATTGGCACAACGCACTGGAGCAGCTGCTGCCGGACTATGACATCAACACGCCAAAGCGCATTGCATCCTTCATCGCTCAGTGCGCCCATGAGTCTGGCAACTTTGTCGCACTAAAAGAGAATCTAAATTACAAGTGGGAAACCCTGCGCAGGTTATTCCCTAAATACTTTTCCACCGATGAGCTTGCCAAAGATTATGCCAACCGCCCCAACCGGCAAGAGGCTATTGCAAACCGCATCTATGCTGGCCGCATGGGCAATGGCGATGAGTCTAGTGGCGATGGTTTTCGTTACTGTGGCCGTGGTCTTATCCAGCTCACTGGACGATCAAACTACCAGGCATTTGCTGACAGCATTGAGGTTGACGGCAGGCCATTAAACATTGACGAGGTGCCTGAGTACCTGGCTACCTTTGAAGGCGCTGCACAGTCTGCCTGCTGGTTTTGGGAGACCAATAACCTGAACAAGTTTGCCGACGCTGATGACATCCTGGGCATGACCAAACGGATCAATGGCGGCACCATCGGACTGAACGACCGGATCAAGCATTACAAACACGCGCTTCATGTCCTGGGGGTTGCATGAGATACCTGCTGATTCTGCTGCTGCTGGCCGGGTGCGAAGACAGATTCAGATACCCGTGCCAGGACAACAAGAACTGGAACAAACCTGAGTGTCAGCGACCGACCTGCGCGGTGACCGGCACTTGCCCCGACCAGCTGGTGCCAGCTGCTGACTTTAAGCCGGAGGAACAGAAATGAAATGGACTCCAGATCAAATTGATTCGATCATCAAGCTAGTCATCGGCACGACCTTCTGTGCTGTGCTATTGATGATGTCGAGCCTGGCGATGTACTCGGTGGTGTTCGTCACCCAGCCGATGAACTCCATCGCGCCAGCTGACAAACAATTCTTTATGTTGCTGTCGGACATGTCGAAGTACATCCTCGGTGCGCTGGCAACCCTGCTGGCCATCAAAGGCAAGGACGGCGTGGCCAAGCTGATCGACCCACCACCTGGCGTTAGCAAGGCCAGCGATTGGACTGACCCGCAGCCACCGGCACCCAAGGCTCCGGCCCCAGTGCATCAGCGTGTCGAGCCTATGCTAGAGACTAGCCCACCACCACCCGTGGCGGCAGGCTTCAACGGTAAAGCAGCACCACCAGCAGCACCACAACCTGAACTATAGGGGGAACCATGAACGCTTTTGTACTGATCCGTATGGCCGCAACCGTGGCCGCTAGCTTGCTGTTAGCATTTAACGTCCATGCCGGTGGCGAGGTAAAGAAAGTCTGCCGGGAAGATCCGAAGACTAAGAAGGAAGTGTGCCGCGATGTGAAGGTGCATAAGAAACTCGAAGGCACCAAGGTGCCGCCGAAATGAATCCTTATTTCATTGCCGGTGCCGTTATCGCTGTCGCAGTGGCTGGCGCTGGTGGCTACGTCAAAGGCTCGGCAGCAGGTAAGGCCGAGGTACAGGCGCAGTGGGATCAGGAGAAGGCCAAGCTGGCAGAGGAGTATGCGAAGGCGCAGGCTGCTGCACGCGAAAAGGAACAGCAGCTGCAGGCTCAGGCTGACCAGCTGAGAGAGGAGTCAAATGAACGCATCAAAGATATTAGTGCTCGGTCTGACCGGCTTATTGACAGCCTGCGCAAGCGCCCCGAACGCCCCGCCACCGCCCCGGCAGGTGCCGTGTCCAGTACCGCCAGCTCTTGCAGTGGAGCGTCTGGAGCGGAACTGGATCGGAGAAATGGAGAGTTTCTTGCAAGGTACGCCACCGACGCAGCCAGGCTCCAATCAGCCCTCGACACCTGCATCCGTCAGTACGAAGCAATAAGAAACTCCCCCCGCTGATACCGCGCCACTCCTGCGCCAACCAAGGTACCAGCGGGTTTTCCCGGCTATACGTCGGGATTTTTTTCCTTGTTCATCTCAGCGCCCAGCATTCGCAGCCGCTTCTGGTAAGCCTGCGAGTGCTGCAGCATGGCACCGGGTTCCATCTGCTTGAACATCGCTTGGTTCGCTTCCTTGAAATTTTTTAGCGCCGTCATCCGGTCGCGCTCACTTGCCTTGCCTGCCGACATCGTCTTATCGGCGAGTTCTTCATAGGCCGCAGACCAATCCAGCTGGGTGGCGTGGGTTGATTTGACCACCGGCTCGCCGCCGCCCTTGCCTGGCACCATCAGCTGAAAACTGCCTAGCACATCAGGTTCTGCAGCAGGTTCTGCAGATTCTGCAGAATCGTTCTGCAAATCAGACTTGGCCTCTTCCAGATCCGGCACATACTCATCTACTGGTGGCGGCGCGATCCGATCTAGCGGGTTAGATGGCAGCGGCGTGATATTCTTGGCTGGCTGTGGCTTGGCCTCTGGCGGGAAATCCTGCGCCTCCTCGACTGTAATCAAGCCCTTCAACGCATCAGGGAACGCATCACGCAACGCAAACCCGCGAGCTCTCATTTGCATCATGCGCTTTGGGTACGCCTGCCACGGCCCCTGCTTGCCCCATAGGCCAGCTCGCTTGGCATCCTCGACGCTGAACTTGGCGACCACCGGCTTGCGACCCTTGCGCTTGGCAACGCAGACAGCCACCGGGTTGGGCGTGCCTTCGTCCTCGAAGTATTCCTCGATGTCTTCGCAATGTGGGCTCGCCTGCACCAGCGCCATCGCTGCATCACCGTAGACGCTGGGCTTGCCATTGATTACGGCAATGTTCTGGAGCGCCTGCATGGGTGCCAGGCCGATCTCTGCACCCCATTGCATGGCCACCAATATGTCCTGCGGCTTGCCGGTGTAGGCTTTGGGTACTAGGCTGGACGATGCCAGCTCTTCGGCAAACTGCCTGGCTTCAGTAAAGGTTGCAGGCGCGAACCCCTGTCTAGTTGTAACGAGATTGCTCATTTTTATCTCCTGGTAGAAATGCTTCGATGGTGTAAAGAACTAGCGCGGTGAAGGATTCGACGATCTCTTCGGCCTCTTCCTCGCTGCACTTGGGTATGGTGTTTAATAGCGCGACAACAGCTCTGGCGTGCGCCTCCTCAAGTTTTGTCATAGTGCCTCTTTGATGGAAAGGGTTGATTGTCTGATGCTGTATGCCTCCTTCGCAGGCACCACTTTCTCTGGTGTCGCCTTGTAGCTACGCATTGGCCAGCGAATCTCGAAGCGTCCGACGGTGCCTTTGGATGCTTGGCCGAGCATGGCTTTGAGCTCTGTCTCTGCCTCGCTGCGTTTGCCTTCTGCCTCTTTGATGGCGGCATTGGCGGCTAGGATCTGGTCGGCCAGCTGTTCAGCGCGACCAGGCAGGTTGACTACCGCAGCCTCATCAGCTGCCGGGTACATGCGGTCGGCATCCTTGCTGTTGGCTGGTGGGTAGTAATCGATCTCGCCAGTGGCTTTGTACTTCTCAATTTTGTTTTGGAACTCCAGCACCGCAGTCTTGATTGTTTCCAGCGTCTGCTTGTGCGGCTCGAACAGAAAGATCCGAAGCACAGTTCCCTGGTACAGCACGCAGACTGCGCCCCACTTGGCCTGCATAATGTCCATTTGTGCCTGCAACTGCACCGGCCCACGGTACAGCGCTGGCATTTCCTCGGGTGCGACAGCGGTCAGCTTGGCCTCGAGCACGCCAAACCCATCGAGCATGATCTCATCCTGGCCGACCACGATAATGCCGGCATCCATGTCGGTGCGGATCTTCTGGCCACGGCCATGCGCCCAGCCGTCCAGGCTGCAGGCCAGCGGCAGCGTCTTATGAAAGAAGGCCGAGTCAAACTCGGTCGAGAGCTCGAGCAGCTCGAGTCGCTTGGCTGTTTCCAGCAGAATCAGGCGCTCCATGCGGTCGCCCCAAGCCATCGCTTCGTTCTGTTTGTCTTCGCGTGGCAAGCCCTTGCTGGCGTTGATGCTGTACTGCAGTTCGTCGTTGGGTGTCTGATACCGTGACAACCCAAGCAGCGCTGGCAGGCGGCTGGCGCTCATCATGTAGTCTGGTGTTAGTTTGCCTGACATGTTTCCTCCGTTAGTTTATAGACCCGCACCACTCGAGCATGGGCGGCTTTGTGAGCGGCTTCTGTGTAGCCGATTGCTGTGAATTTTTTACCCCGAAAAACAGCACCCAGGACTGATGGGTGCAGCTCCGCAGGCAGGTTGATGGCAGCTCGGACATCGTTGATAGACACCGAGCCCTGCTGCCTGCAGATTTGGGCTGCAATTTCCCGGCACTGAGCCAGGAAGTCGCTGTCGCGTTGCTCAAACAGTGCCAGCTGGGCATCGCGCAGGATCTGGCCGGTGATCATATGACACCCGCCACAAAGAACATGGCCATCACGATAAAGATCCCGAGCAATACGCCGTTAAAGAAATCATCGTTCATGCTGCACCCCGCTGAAGAAGGTTAGAGACTTGGGCAGCGCCCCAGGTACGGCCACCGCGAGCGGTCTGCACGCCGCGAGCTGTCAGTGCTGCTGCGATGGAGCGCAGGCTGGTGATGCCTGCACGCTGCAGGTCGGCGATGATCGGCATCATGCGAGCTGCGAATGCGTCAGCATTGGCACGGCCAGCAGCTGCACCGGCTTCTGCTGCGGCTTGTGGGTTTGGATTACCGAGTTTGACACCGCGAGCCTTGGCTGCCTGCAGTGCTGCCTTGGTACGGCGGCTGATCTCTTCGCGCTCATGCTGGGCGACAACAGCGCGAATGCCGAATTCAAGCGTGCCAGCGTGCGGCATATCGGCTGCAACGATCTGCACGCCAGAGTCACGCAGGGTCAGCAGGAACGCTGCCTGGCGTGACAAGCGGTCGATCTTGGCAATCAGCAGAGCTGCGCCGGTGGCTTTGCACATGGCGATGGCAGCGGCTAGCTGTGGCCGGTCATCGTGCTTGCCTGATTCGATCTCGGTGAATGAATGAATGATGCCGTCGGCGTAGGCTTTGACTGCTGCCTGCTGGGCTTCGAGGCCGAGGCCAGATTGACCTTGGCGCTCAGTGGAAACTCGGAAGTAAGCTACATACTTGCTCATGTTTTGCGCTCCTGTATCTCGGTGGCGTTGCGGTCTTGAGTGACCGTAGACAGAGACTCTCATATATCGGCGAGAT